GGAATGGACAAAGGTGATAACCTGGCATTTCATCTGATCCAGTCATTTAAACCTGGAGAAGTTGATGCCGAAACTGCCCATCGCTTAGGGCAACAATTTGCAAACGAAGTACTGAAAGGAAAATATGAGCCAGCTTTTGCCTATCTTCTGTGAGCCGCAGAACAGCGATAAGCCTGTCGGGATAAGGCTGTCCACCACAAAGGATGGTTTCTCAATCTCCTTTGCTGTCAGCGTGTTTCCTTTTCTGGCACTTCCATTAATGATTACAATTTTCATGCGTGTATCCTCCAACTTCCGATTTCATGATATCATTTCTAATACAGATTTTACCGTATTTTTCAGATTCAGTCCATCTTTTAATCCCAGTCGATAGAAAAATTCTTCTGTTTCTGCTCCACTGCTAAAAATTGCATTACAGTATTCCGTAATCACTTCTTCCTGTTCTTGGGATAACGTTTCCAGTAATTTCTGGTATTTCTTATCAATCTCACTTACTGGCTCTTTATCCTGCTTTAACTTCCATTCTGAATATGCTTTCCCCATATGCTCTGTAATTGTCAGATTCACAAATTCCTGCACTTCCTCGGATATGGTGCTCGCAGATTCCTGTTTATCTTTCTTTTTATCATTTGATTTTTCAAGTGTCGTGTCATCAATATAACGAATGATTTCTCGAATATTTGACTTCATCGACTGCAGATATCCTTTCATCAGCACAGCTACTTTTCTAGCATCCGATTTTTCGGTTTCTTTTTCCAGCATATAAAACTCTTCCAGTTCTTTCAGAATATCCATCCCTGCTTTCATCTGAAATTCCACCTCAAGCAAATCATCCATCACTTTATATAATTCTTCCATTGTTTATTTCTGCCTTTCCATATAGCGCCACTATATTTTCCACAATCATCCAAAAATAAATTCCTGTAATCCACATTTCACAACTTCAATTACTGCAACTATCCCCATACCGATATGTGGGAGTAGAACAAACACTACTGTCGTAATAATCGCTGATTTCATTGTCCAGTCCGTACTGATTCCAAACCCAATACTCAAAACTTCTGTCACAACAGAGATTCCGGCTATCAGATAGCAGAATCCAGCAGATAACCCAACCAGGAACACCAGCACAATATTCACCGCTGCAAGTACCAGCCAAACAGGAGCTGCAATAATTCGAAATGGCAGTTTTATCATAAATCTCAACATAATTCTTCCTCCTACTTTGTGCCCAGTGGACACAAGGTTATTTTAGCATATCTGCCAGATATGACTATCTCTTTTTAAACTTCGTGCCCAGTGGGCACAAAGTTCTTACCTGTCTGGAATATCCTTCCCCCAGTACATGTCATGTCGAACTTCAGCATCATAAAACTGATTGATTGTTGCAGGAGCGTTATACAATACCGTCAGCATATACTGCCGGATATTCTTCACTTTGCTTGTACTCCTGTCAAGACTGAAAAACACATACTGGATGTGTTCATACCCGACTTTGAGCAAACGGCTCTTGACCACTTGTGTAGGCACAGCTTCCCCATTGATCTGTTGATATGTCTTTGTCGAACATATTGCATCCAGCATCAGCTCTACCAGCTCTTCTACTCGTCCAGTTCCATAGCTCTGACAAAGGATCTCATATTCGATATTATCATGAATTAACTGTCGATACTCATTTCTCTCCTGTATCCTATCTCTCCCTTTCTCTTGTTCAGATAGATATTGATAAGATTCATTCTCACTAAATTCAGTATAATTATATTCAGTATTATTACAGTTTGTTTTTGAAACTTCTTGAAGTTTGTTTTCTAAACTTCTTGAAGTTTGTTTTTCAAACTCCTTGAAGTTTGTTTTTGAAACTTCTTGAAGTTTATTTTTCAAACTTCCTGAAGTTTGTTTTTCAAACTTCTGTGTATTTACGGGCTTTTCCGGCTCTTTTTTCGCATATTCTTCTATTTCTGTCTCTGTATTTTCTTTTCTCTCTGCTACATTTTCCGGTGTTTCTTCCGAATCAAAGATTGCTGGCTCATCTGGATATTCTGTCAGGCTGAAATTTTTCACGTAAATAACATTTGTTTTTCCAAGTCCGATTCGCCTCTTCTCAATCAATCCAATCCCTTTTTCCTGATCCAGCTCTTTTAGACAATTCACAGCCTTATTCCTGCCACAGTTAAGCATTTCCATAATCTCTTCCACCGAAAAGAAAATATATGCCCTGTCCTCTTCATCAAACCACCGGTTCTTGATGGACAGTGACATCCGGTCTAACATCAGTCCGTACAGCACCTTTGCTTCGCAGGAGAGATTTTTAAAATATTCACTTGTAAACAGCAGTTTGGGAATACGATAAAAACTGTACATATCGCATTCCATTCCTTGAAAATAATGGAATGTTGCTCTTATACTCATGACACATCCCTCCCTTCGTACTTATCAATGATTCTGATTGCTCCATTCCTCCAAAAGCTGACATATAACAGTCCGTATCTTCTGTTCATCATACTCTGGAGGAAAATACTTCTTAATTTCATCCTGTTTTAATGTTACCGTTGTTTTCTTTTTACGCTCTCCTATAACCAGGAGCCGCACAATCTCTTTTGTCAGCGTTTTTTCTTCTCGATGTTGCCTTATTTTTTTTGCCTGTTCCAGACTTGGATATTTTCCGGTACTCTCATGCACTTCCTCCACCATCTCCTGTTCTGGAACCGTAAGGTAGGAAAGCTCTACACCTACCTGCAATCCGATCACATCACGATCTACTGCGTTTAATAGGTCATTCATCAGATAAGTAAGCCGGATATAGCGATACACCTGCCTTGCACTGTCATTTGCGTTCTTTCCAATGTCTTTCGCACTGATACCGCCTGATGTTCCCTGATGATTCATTGCTTCCATCTTCATACGGTAAGCAAATGCCTTTTCACTTGGGAGTATATTAGGTCTCTGCAGATTGCTGTCTACCATCGCACGGACAGCTGTATCTTGATCCATATTTCTGATAATAACCGGAACCTCTTTAAGACCAGCAAGTTGTGCCGCATGTCTCCTTCTGTGACCGGCGATGATTTCATATTCACCATCACCCAGCGGTCGTACCAGTAATGCTGTAAGAATTCCCTCTTCTTTCACACTTTCCACCAGTTCCGCCATTGCCTCATCATCATTTACTTGAAATGGATGGTTCTCGAAAGAATGTAAATGCTCAAGTGAAACCTGCTGGATATCGTTCGTTTCTTCTCCTCCTCCAAGTAATTCATCAGCAGTCGCATATGGCGAGAGAGCTCTGATAATATTTTTACTATAGTAATTCATGCCATCGTTAAGCATTTCTGTGCCTTCTTTGTTTTTTCCTTCCTGGACCAACTTTCTGGCTCTAAGAACATAACTTTGCATACGTTTTTCTTTAATCTTTCTCATCGTTTTACCGCCTTTATCTTTTTTCTCAAACGTTCAGCGTGTTCATTTGTTACGATATAGTTTTCGCACTGTTTACATCTCATGTCTTTATTTTTTAAGTCCCCATCATAGTATCGACATTCCTCGCAAACATAGCAAAATATCTTTGCTTCTCCTGCCATTTTGTCTGAACTGTACAGATTATTCGCACAATGACCACAAAGACAGCCAGCGCAAGGAAAAGCATAATCATCCCGACTCATAAGTTTCTTGAGAGCATTTTTATATCCTCAAAATAGAAAATCCATTTATCTGGTTCTGATGCCTGTTTTGGAAAATCCTTCCAGTGTTCGTATGCTTTTAGCAGCAGGCAATCAATGGCATAATTTTCTATATTCTTCTCTGTCTTTAGCCATACACAGTGCTCTCTGCAGTAATCTTTAATCGTCTTCAACAATTCCGCTTTTCCGGCGATTTCAATAAACTCTTTTATCAATGGATAATAGTTAATATCTTCGATATTCCCAAATTGTGTTTTCTTGAAACTTATTCCTCGATACTGTTTACGGCCTGTCCAATCTTTTCCGATAAATTCAGTTCTGAAATTATTACTTGTGGGCTTAAATTCCTCGACCTTGCATACAAAGCTACATGTTTGATACATTTTTGTCTCCCTTATATGGCTGTGGCTTTTCTTTCCACGCTATGACTTTTGCATTCAGAATCCGCATTTCCAATTTCCACCTTCCGTCTACCGTATGAGCAACTTCGGTATGGCGTTCCCCATTATCGTATTCAACAGTAACGAGCACATTTCGAGAGACTTTCTCGAACATTCCTGTTTTCCATTTATTCGTTCCTTTGAACTTTGCAAACATTGAATCTCGTTCAACCGGCATCTCGTCATTAACCCGTATCCAGTCAGATTCGTCTAAGTTGTCCAAATCAGTGATAAGCAGATCCACTGCTGTAAGCAAGTTCGTATGAGAATACCATGCTCTATCCTTATTACTCAAAAGTTCCTGTTTGAATTGGTACAATCTATTTCTGATAATGCTCATTCTCTCGCCTACGTTTCTTTTAGTTCCTCCTGCAACTTATTGTCAATAGTGGCGAATCATAGGAATCGATTCCATATCAATTATCCTCATCTTCTACCTCCAGTTTTCTCAAATCGTCAACCAACCAGCTTTCGTCTTCTGCTTCAATGAAATCAAACTTTGCAATTGTTATGCCTTCTAAATACAAATATTTGAAGTTACTTCCGTACATAGAGTCAACTTTTCTAGCAAGATATAGTTGCCCTTTTCCATTTCTCAGCATGTAACTCCACGAAGGATCCAGTGCCTCAATAAAACTCTTTTCGGTTTTCGTGAGTTTAGGCTTTTCATACCACTCCAAATCATCTTGCAATTGTTCAATCATACTTAAAACATCGTTCGCAAGAATCATCTGGTCATCATCTGCGAATTTCTTCACTTGTATATGATAATTTAATAATCTGTCTTTTAACCGGCTCATACTTCTTCCTCCGATTCGCTCAGTTCCGCCTGCAACAGATCATCAATTACCGGAAGAATCAGTTTAGGTGCCATCATCATATGAATCTGTGTCGGAGCATTAACAATTTTGAAACACATATCAATATATACCTGCTTTGCTGTCATTCCATCTTTGTACGTATTTACTTTTTCTTTGTTTTGCTGGTAAATAGGGAGTATTCGGCATTTCTCAGCTACTTCATGAATTAACTTCTTTGATTCCTCCGAGAATTCAACAGTACCATCGTCTTTCGTCTGAACCAATTCTAATATCTTAATAATTTTTTCTTCCATAACGCCATTTCCTCCTTGCTTCTACTCTTTTCATGCGATGAACTTCATTTTCCAAGGTATTCACCTGTTTCTGCAGGTCATCCACATCGACCAACAGGTAAAAATCCGGCTGGACCAGTCTGGTCGGGCCTACATTCATATTCATCTCTTTGTGCAATTCCTTGCACTTGTTTTCTCTCTCATGCACTGCTTTATATACTTTCATCATCCACACCTCTCAAGAATTTCTCTGCAAACCCGGTCATATTCCAAAAGCAATGTAAGATCTTTCGTTCGGCTCAGTGGCCGGTCTACAACTTCAGCGTAAAACTCTTTCTTGATCATCTGTCCATAGCTCGCAGAATTATAAACGTCCTGCTTTTTGCAGCTGATCAATTCAGCTACTTCGGATCCAGTGATGGAGTACTCCACCACTGTCCCATTCCTTTTGCATAAGTTATATAACGCCTTCGCCATATTAATCACCCGTAATAAATTTCGCTGCATCCATCATCGGAAAACTCAACTTCTTCCAGTTCCCAACCATCTCGCTGGAATTCTCCTCGATATGCTTTTTCGTAATGGTTTTTTACGATTTTTTCAGCCTCTTGCATGTCTTTTGCTTTAACAATTCCGACTGTAGTTTCGCATCGGAATCCATCATGCTGATAATATCTATACAAATTCATTTATTTCATCCCCTTTCAGCTGTGCGTGGCAATAAAGTTTTCCATCGCCCATCTGTTTCCAGTAGCAGCCACCTGTGCTCTGGTTCGCTCATACGGGCTGAGAGTTCTTGCAGGTATTCTCCTGGTTCCTTCTGCCGGAAGAAGTCCCTTCCGGCGAAGATTTGCAAGTTCCTCTGGTGTTGCGTCTTTGATATCTTTCACTGATACAATCTCAATCATATTTAAACCTCCCTTATCGCAACCGGAAGCACCATGGCTTTCATGTCGCTATCCTCTGCTTCCACGATCATCGGTGTTCTTGGACTTGTGAAGCCCAGCGAAATATTGTCGCAGGTAAATGCCTTTAGTGTTTCCAGGACCAGTCTTGAATCAAATCCCAATCGTATGGATTTGCATACGGTTTCCTGGAGCGGCACCTGTTCCTGATAGTCTGCCAACTTATCCCGAATACTGATATTCAGCACATCGTCTTCTATCTGGAATACTGCCGGCTGTTTTTCCTCTGTACACATCTTTGCTCTGGTCATTGCTCCGATCAACGCGGTTCGTGATGCACATGTATTAATCTCGCCTTCGGTAAACATTTTCTGGTAAGCAAAGTATTTTCCTTCAATCAGTCTTGTGTAAACGGTATATTCATCAGACTTGAATACCGCACTGTTTTTGGTATATGTAAGAGTCACATCATCAATCACGCCCATGGAGATCAACTTCTTGGCAGTTGCCTTCGGCACGATCAGCTTCATATCCTTTGCGCCTTCTGCTTTAACGGAGTCTACTGCGATCACATGCCCGTCCAGTGCGGCAAGTGATACTCCGCTGTCCGTACCCTCGAAATAAATTCCGGTCATCTGCGCGTTCGCACCGCCGTCAGCTGCTGCATAAATAACATGACTTATAGCCTCCATGATCTTTTTACCATTCAATTCCACTCCATCGGCTTCCGGATCCTCTGTAATATCAAAATTGAATTCTTCCGGAGGATAACTCTGGTATTTGTTTTTAATTGCTCCTATCTTGATCATAACTACATTCTTGTCGGTTGCGCTGATGTCGATTTCTCCATCCGGTAGATTTTTGATCAAGTCAAAGGCTTTCATTGGAATAATAAAATAACTGCCTTCTGAGGCCTCTAATTTGACCTTCATTGTAATCTCGGAGTTGGAGGCGATTAAATACCCGTCCTTTACCAGAATCCCTCCCAGAGCCGGAAACTGGTCGTTCTTCTGCACAATACTTTTTAATTTATCAATAACTCTGGCGATCTCATACTTCTGTACTTTCATCTTCATTCCTTTCCCGGAGAACAATACCATCGAGGTACTTCACCACTCCGTTTGAATATTTGATCCTGTAAGGTTCCAGTTCTTCCCGGTTCATGTACTTGTGTCCGTAAATCTTCTTCATATCCCGAAATACCACCCACGGAACCCGGTAGAATTCTTTAAATTCCAGAGATACAACCAAAAAACACATTGCCCCAAGCTTCATATCTTGTTTTTATCTTCTGTCTTTCCGCACAACATACAGTTGCCACTGAGTTTTTTATTGACTTTCTCGCTTCTTTTTCGAATCTGCAGTTCCTTCGGATAATCCCTGCGCATATTCTTCTCGCCAACTATCGGAATCAGGCTGTCTTTCATAAATACCGGTATCCCGTTGTAATCAGCTTCTACAACGATTCTCTTGATCCATTCGAATTCAGGAATCACTTTCTCTTTCCTGTGTCCTGTCTCGGCACCGATGATTATCCAGTTCAAATATTTCAGTGCAGAAATGTTTTCATCTATATCTTCGAGCAATGGCTCTATACTAGCGAAAGTGTTTAACAGGCTTGGAAGCTGGTATATCCGTTCCATGTCCTCACTATTCGTCACAGTTGTTCCGTACCACATATTCCCTTTCCCAGAAGGCACACCGTACTGGGTGTACCTTTTCGGATTCTTTGTGAGAAACAGGTAATTGTGCTGAGGATGTTTTGCACAAGCGTAAAGGACATCCTCTATCCAACTGTCAGGAATCCACTCTCCAAATATGTCTGCCATTGCTCCAACAAATATATTTTGCCCCTGTTTCAGTTTGTCCAGTGTGTCATATCTGTATATGTGCAATGTCGGTTCAAACCCAAATGGATATATGACAGGCTTTCCATCCTCATTCATGAACGGTTCATCCAGGACAAACAGATCTCCCTCCATTCGATATTGGTCTGTCTGGACCATATTTCTTTTCATATTTCCGCAAAAACGGAGTGACATCTTGTCAGCGTAGCAGTAAGAACAGCCATGCCGACAACCGGTAATTGGATTCCATGTATGATCGCACCATTCGATACCGCTCTTATTCATTGGCCAGCCTCCTTCCTGCATGTTCAAGGATTTTTTCTTCTTCCCACTTCACTTCGGAGAAGTCAATCTTCTGTCCACACTCGCTACAATATTTCGGTTGAAAGTTCGGCCCCGCATTCAACACATGATTACATCTAGGACAATAACAAGGCTTATGCTCCACATATGTGAATCCGTATTTCCGGTAAACTTCCGTTCTTACAACTGGTTTTCGTGCTATGAATTTCATCACTCCACCTTCTCTCCATACTCGATCACGTATTCGTACTGAGCTGATTTTCTGTTTTCGCCTCCGGGAATTTCTTTCCTGACAATCTGGACTGCATATCCTGCTTTTGCCAGCATGGAAACCATCTGCAATCGGTCTTCTTCGTTCCACTGAACGCTTCCTTTTCGAATACTTCTGATGCTCTGCTTCGCCATTATCCGCACTTCCTTTCCATCTTTTCTTCTCGTTCTTTCATCAGCTTCTCAAATGCAGCTACAAAAGCTTTTACCGATGCCGGCATCCCACAGTTGTGACTTCCCCTACACTGGATCACGCGACCATTGTTATATTCCATTGTGAAATATGGTGTATCGGGTTCTTCCTCTCTGCGCACAAAGAAGATGTGTGTCTGCCCTTTGGCCACTCGGTCAACGTAAGTTCCAACGCAATGATGGAGGGCAGCTCCTTCGTTCTTGATTTCCTGTGCATCTCTTGGCACTCTCAATATCAATCCTTTTCCCTTTATCAGGAAAGCATTATCTATGCCGGCATTCTCTTTGAGCATTTCCTCCAGAAGTTTTTTCATAACCTCAGCTTCCCGTTTTATCCGTTCTTCTTCCCGGCGTTTCTTTTCCGCTGCCTTTTTATCCTGCAATGCTTGATATTCCGCAGCTGTCCGATCATGTACTTTCTTGAAATTCTTCGGAAAATAGAAGAACATATTGTTGAGATCATATTTCAGTTCTTTGCACCAGTTCAAATAATCAAGCCAGTCCTTAGCGCAATTCTGCAGACGTTCTTCTCTGATATCCGGTCTTTCTTTACACTGCATATAGGAATATCGCCAACATTGTCCGCTCTCTCCCACGCGATAATCAGCACCTTCGCGTTCAATATATCTGCAGATCTTATGGATGGTCGATTTCCTGTTCTCCTTCCGGATCAGCGTTGTGTTGCATCCGAAAAGTTTATAGAACCGTTCCAGTTCTTCCGCTTTTAGGTTGTAACCAGAGCTTTGCGCTTCCTGCAATAATCTCAGTTCATCAATGTTTCCATCAATAGACTGCAGTATTCGCGTGTTTTCCTTCGTAAGGCCAAGAATTTCAAATATTGTTTTTCCACTTTTTCTCAGTCCCCTAATTCCATTCCGGCTTTCATACCCAAAAGCACCATCGTGAAACTCGTTGATCAGATGTGCGGCCAGTTTATACAGCCCCATTTTTATAAACCATTCAAGCTGCGGAAACTTTCTGTATCTGTTGATTGCCTTTGCATAATGTATCTGTTCACTCGGTCTATTCTCCGCCAAAATTTCCAGTGCCGAGTATTTCATCGGAGTATCTTTCCATGCTTCCGGCAGGTTTCCGGGATATAAGGTGCAGTATGAACTTTCTCTGTATCCTTCATCTGTGCACCACCGTACAATACCAGTCTGTTTATACTCTCTGTATTCATAACTGCTGGTGCATGGCGTTCCGTTCGGTGCAAATTTGTAAAATGTCCTTACGATCTCAAATAATCCATCATTTGTCTTTCCATCCGGCTTTACTTCTCTGTATGCTGTAAAATACCGCCACAGGAACCCCTCTTCTCTTGGCTCAATAAATGAAACAATCCTCCTGTCACATATGCGTGCCGGCATCCT